GATGCTGTTGCGTTTAATAATGCGGCAGGCATTACAAGTACCACTGAAGCAAATGCCATAATAACGCTTGTATCAGGGTTGAAATCGAACAACCTTTGGACTAAGTTTAACGCGATTTATCCCTTTGTCGGTGGAAGCGCATCAAGCCATAAGTTCAATCTTATCAATTCAGCCGATACAGATGCAGCATTCAGGCTGTCATTCGTTGGAGGCTGGACACATAGCGCAAACGGCGCACAGCCGAACGGCACAAACGGCTATGCAAATACGTTTTTGAATCCTAATGCTTTTTTATCATTGACATCTACACACGTTTCGGTTTATTCTCGAACGCTTGCCGTAGGTGTAGCGGTTGAATTAGGCTCATGGGATGGCACAGGATTTACTCAGTTAAGAACAGCCGCCAACGCTGTGTTAGGCTCGACTACAAGTATATTAACCTTTACAACTACGGCAGATGCGAGAGGCTTTTGGATAGCCTCTAAACGAGCGAACAACGATAGAGAGGCATACCTTAATGGCGTAACTCAAACAACTGTAACGGCAACTGATACAACAGCCTATCCGAATTTAAATATCTTTTTGGGTGCGCGTAATGACAGCGGAGTTGCGAATGTTTTTTCGAATAAGCAGTTAGCCTTTGCATCAATAGGCTCGGGATTGACGGATGCTGAAGTAACAACATTTAACACACTTGTAACAACCTTTCAAACATCACTAAGCCGCAACGTATGATAACCGTTTATATGCTCACAGAAGAACAAGCCACCCAGCTCAAAGGTGTTGAATACACCACAGACATGACCTTTAACCCTATCCAAGATGCGAACGGCAATTGGATAATATCAGTTGAAGAGGTAAGCACCAGCACCATAGACTGGGTGAAAGAATTGCCAGCTATTGAATACAATCCTAAACTCATTGATTTTTTTTAACTTTGTAAAAATTCTTATACTATGGCAGGCGTAAAAGTTACCGATTTAACCACGTTAGCAACGGCAGCAAACGATGACATCATGTATATCGTTGATACAAGCAGCAACACGAGCAAGCAGATTGAGGTGCAAGACATCTACTCAGGTATGCCGCAATTCGACAGCGGACAATTCACGCCAACGGTATCGAATGAAACGCCCGGCACTACAACCATAGACATGAAAGGCGGACAGTTTAGCCGCGTGAATGATATCGTAACAATGAATTGTTGGTTCGAGGTTCAGTTCGGCGGTTCTGATTCGACTGTTACTTTCAATATCGACTTGCCTGTTGCTTCGAATTTCACGCAAGCAAAGCAGCTCATGGGTATCGTAACAACAAGCGACTCGGCTGGTACATTTGATGCTGGTTCAATTGTGGCAAACACTACAAGCGACTTGGGAGAGATAACCGTAAACGGTACAACTGGTGCCACGATTACCTACGTACACGCGATGTTTCAATACGAGATACTACCATAATGCGCTCTACCTCGCTTCTCGGTCTTAACCTGATTAAGAAGTATGAGGGCTTGCGGCTTAGTTCCTACTTATGCCCGGCAGGCGTGCCGACCATAGGCTACGGCTCGACTCGATATCCGAACGGCAAGAAGGTAATGCTTGGAGAAAAGCTCACAGGCGAAAAGGAAGCAACGCAATTGCTACTATCCACGCTTGACCCATTTGAGGCAGCCGTCAATAAGCACCTACCTAACCTCAACCAATGCCAGTTCGATGCGCTTGTGTGCTTTGCATATAACGTAGGCACTGGCGCGTTGGTTAAGTCAACGCTGCTAAAGAAGGCAAAAGCTAACGCAGCGGACCCGAGCATCCTCGATGAGTTCCTTCGCTGGAACAAGGCAGGCGGGAAGGTGCTCTCAGGGCTTACAAATCGCAGGCGCGAAGAGGCGAATCTCTATTTCTCATTGTGTAATATTTAGCGCCATCTTGCCCCAACGCCGCGCTGGCGTGTGCGTATATTAGGTATGCGGAAAAGGGCTACCAAGCAAAGGCGAATACTCGATGTGATTGTGAAGCACTGGCGCGGCACAATCGGTTCGCTTATGATTCTGGTGTCCATCTTCCTACTTATCTTCAAAGTGATAACAGCCGAGACATTAACAGCCATAATTGCAGCACTATTAGCCGCAGGGTACATACCAAAAGCAAAAAGCGATGCAACAGATTAGAAGAGATACCATCAAAGTAGTGCGCCACAGCAAGCTCAACATTGACACGATGAGCTGGGAGGCTGCTAATGCAGACACCTCATTCGCCCAGGCGAATCGTGAGAGCTTTCAGGCGGTCATGGCACAGCCGCCAAAGCCGAAAGTGCTAACAGCATTCGACACGATTCAGCCGTGTGATGTATCTTTATATCCAGCCGCCACGTATTACATCCCGAAAACTCACGCTGTAAGAAACGAGCCGGAAATGCCAACGCCTATGAATTACGATATACTTGCAAATGGAATTGTGCTGACCTTCACGATGCTGCTTACCATCAAGTATGCGCTCGGATGTGTGCCAGCATGGCGTTCATTAATTGCGGATTTGCGTTCGGTTTAACGTATCTTTGCAGCATGGCATCGCTGCACATCCTTGAGTCATCAATTGACCTCTTCTATGTGATTACAGATAAGGATGGCAACATCGTCACCACGAATGACCTATTTCGCGAATACTCCAGCCACATAAAGCCCGGCAACATACTCGACATCGCAGCGCAAGACAGCGACCGCGATGAACTGCTTGCAGCCATTCGCAAGGCGCAAACCAAATCGCCCGACCCGATTCGGGCATACGCAAAGACCAAGCAGAAGATAAGCTCGGAGCGGTTCAATATGTGGAATGTTTATTCCATTGTAGATATGCTGCACTTTATCGGCATTCAATTGGTCGATGTTACTTCCATAAGCAACCACGAATACGAACGGCAAAAGATGCTGCTCGAAGAGTTCCGCTTCACCTTATCGCACGAACTTCGTCAGCCATTGACATCGATTGGGGGCTTGGTGAAGATGGTAAATGAGCATACATGGGCAACCGATCAGGAACGCGATGGCGTGATGAAGATGCTCGAGGATAGCGTTGAAAAGCTCGACAATGTGATTCGGCTGTTAGTTAAGAAAGCAACCCGGCAATTATGAGCAACCTACCGGCCACCGATTGCGAATGCGATGAGCGACTTGTGAAGGTGCTGGCTGTGTACATAGCCGAGAAATCAATGCCCATTAAGGTGGCGGGCGATATATTGCTCAACGAGCTGCGCGATAAAAGCACGTACCTCAAACGATTAAACGAACTAATCAAATGCAGCAAAGCAACATCAGCACGTTAAGCCTGTTGGCAATATGCCTATTTCTTTTGCTGCTATTGCTTCGAACGTGCGGGGCATTGGGCGAGGCAGAAAGCAATGCGATGTATCTTGATTCGCTCAATAATGAGTATGTGGTGCGCATCAATCAGGACAGCACTTGGATGTACTCGCAATCGTTGCAGCTGGCAATTGCAGGGGCAAGGATTCAAGCACTCGAGCTGCGTGAGCCTGAAGTGGTGATACGCTACCAAACGCGGACGGTTGTCAAGACCGAGATTGAACTTGGCGAGACCGTGTACATTGACAGCTTTCCGCACCTTCGCCTGCCTCGCACCTTCCATCGGCCGGGTAAGTGGCTCGAGATAGGTGGGCAAATAAGCCGCGCAGGACGGCTTCAGTTGGATTCAATTATCATTCCGGTATCTTATACCGTTGCAATTGGAGATACGCTGCGTAAGGGCTTCCTATCGCGTAAGCGTGATAAGGTGGTAAGGCTTGGCATTGATAACCCTTATGTAACCGTTACCGGCATGAATAACATAATCGTGGCCGAGCCACCTAAGAAGTGGTACGAGACTCGCGCATTCGCTTTCGCACTTGGTGGGATTGTTGGTGTCGCAATTGGTCGCGCAAAATAATTGCGTTGATTATTAAGCACTTGCGATTTTTCGCGCTGGTGGTTTACTTTTTTCTTTGTTTAAGTATTGTTAATTCAAAATAAGGATTTACATTTGTCAAACAAAACAACGAAAAAACATGAACACACCAGAACTATCACCAGCGACAACCTTCAAGAATTGGAAGGGCACTGAATTCTTTCACTACAACCACCTAACCGGCACAATGGTGATGGTTGTAAATGACGGCTGCATCAAGGGCCTTTACACCCGATGCGACAGCCAAGCAGCAAACCTCGCACGCCAATATCACCGCTCGATGGAGCACGGCGTATCACCTGAGAAGCGCATCTATGACCCTTGCAATATGGAAGAATTCCATAACCAGTTTTCATTCGTCACTGAATACCTTCACGAACAATCAACTCAAGCACTTTTAACCTCAATTTAATCTTTTAATCATGAAAGCACCAGTAAACTCAGGCGGAAGTCAAACCCGCCAAATCGCACCCGAAGGCGCATATCCTGCGCGTTGCTACCAAATAATCGACAAGGGCACAACCTTCGATGAAAAGTGGGGCAACAAGAAACGCAAAGTTCAATTTCTCTTTGAACTGCCAACAGAGACCGCTGTGTTCAGCGAGGACAAAGGCGAACAACCGTTCTATGTCAAGACAGTATTCAATCTGACAATGGGCGAGAAGGCATCGCTTCGCAAGTTCATCGAGTCATGGATTGGCAAAAAGCTCACAGATTCGCAAGCCGCTGACTTCGACATCACCAAGCTACTTGGACATCCCGGCATGGTTAACATCGCACACAATGGCAAAGAGGACCGAGTGTATGCCAACATCATGAGCATCTCTCCGCTGCCAAAAGGCTTTGCTTGCCCGCCTGCCATCAATGAGCTGCTGACCTATGACACAACCGAGCACAATGCTGAGGTATTCGCAAAGCTGCCGGAGTTCCTTCAGGAAGATATTCGCAAGAGCGATGAATGGATTGCGCGAACTACCGCCAAGCCAGCTGTGCCAGCTCCAACATGGGAAGCATCAGCCACAGACTTCGATTCACTATTTTCAGAGTCAGACGATAAGACTCCATTCTAATTTCTAACCACAAAAAAAGCCCGGCATACACACTATAGCCGGGCTTTTACTAATACAAAACACATGAACAGTATCGCAAAGATAACAATTCCGATTGAAAAATTGTATCAATCAATAAATTCTCCAGAGACATTAAACGCTCAGAGGCTAACGGCTAACATTCAGCCAATCGAAAGCCCAAACCAATACACCGCCGCATCTAATGCCATCGCTCAGGTTAACGCCGCTGTTAAGGCAATTCAGGATGCGCGTAAGATGGTCACCGGTCCGCTTGATGCCTACAAGAAAGAGCTCATGCGCATTGAGTCAGATGCCACCGAGCCTCTCCAGGCTTTCATCGCATCCACCAAAGCTGAGATGCTGAAGTACACCGCCGAGCTTAATCGCAAGCAGCAAGAAGAGCAGAGGCTCATTCAAGAACAAGCAAGCTCGATGGCAGCCTTAACCGATCAGCTCGCTGAGGTAAGCATCCAGCACAGCCATATCAAAGGCATTCGCACAATCCGCCGCACTCGCATCACTGGCGAAGTGGATTGGATGAAGGTGCTCAGTGTGCTATTTGGTTCCGGCATGTACAAGCCCGAAGACCTCACGCAGAACTTGCTCAAGGCAATGGAGAAGTGCGGAGTGACAGCCATCGCTGGCATCGAGATTTACGAAGAACAAATACAAACTATAACACGATAAATCATGGAAACAATTCAATTCATTCAGACCACGCCAAGGGAGTTGGCTAATCTAATTGCAGAAGCCGTAAGGCAAGAAATAAGAACCTTAAATCGTCAAGTTGAACACCCACCCGCGCCCACCAAGGAGTTAATGACACGGAAGGATGTTGCAAAATTATTTGATGTGTCATTGGTCACCATCCACGAATGGTCTAAGATTGGCATTCTTAAGCCTTACAAGGTTGGGAATCGCACCTACTTCAAATGTATTGAGGTCATGGAAGCTTTATCAAATCCTATTCTAACACCCTAAACATGCCAACTAAAATGACAGCAGTTGAATGGCTGCGACTAACCATTCACAACAAGCTCGCATCCGAAATGGGGCCTTTCTTTGCCGAGGCATTCGAAACCGCCAAGGTGGTTGAGCGCGAATACATGATGCAGATGTATTCAGCCGGAAAGCTCGAGGGTATAAAAGAAGGTCCGCAGACAGCTAACGAATATTTTACCGAGACATTCAACTCATGACACGCGAAGAATACATCACCTACCCAGCGGTAAGCGCAAGCCGCATCAAACGGCACTACACTGGAGACATCAGCTACGCTAAGGCATCGCTGAACTATGGCAAGGACTTCCACTACTCACTACTTGAATGCGAGTATGAGACAATGGGCGATGCAGTTCGCAACACCTACGATGCAATTCACCAGGTAGAGCTGCTTGGTGAGCTCTTCGACAAAAGCGAAAAGGAGCGCATCGTTGTCACTGAACTGACCTTCGGGGATAAGACCGTGCTCGCCAAGGGTGCGATGGATATCTGCTGGGATGAGATGAAGATCATCGCTGATGTCAAGACCACAACGGCGAAGAATCTGCAAGCCTTTGCCGATGACATGATAAAGCACTTCAACCATGTGCAGGCTGTGTGGTATTGCATGCTGATGGGCTGGGACCCGAAAGATTTCTACTACATCGGAGTGCCGCCAAAGGTTAAGAAGTCGGGGCAGTTCAAAGACCTCTACCTATACCGCCACAATCAGCAAGAACTCGACCATGCCTTCCAGCTAATCGCAGGCTTTCTAAATCAATTCGATGGCAATTATGGGAAGTAAGCGACACGGCCAGCTTGTAATCGATTACGTTGTGGAGTATTACTCGCACACTAAGACGGCAGAGATTGCCAAAATTCTTGGCATATCTGAGTCAAGCGTTTACAACATCGCGCACAAGCTCGGTCTAAAGAAAGCGCCTGAGTATATCCGAGAGGTGCATGGAAAAGTTGTGGCAATTGCCGGGGTGAAGAATCGATTCACCAAAGGACATAAACCTTGGAATAAAAAAGATGACACACGGATCACTATTTAGCGGAATTGGCGGCTTTGATTTAGCCGCTGAGTGGATGGGTTGGGAAAACATATTCCACTGCGAATGGAACGCTTTCGGGCAAAAAGTATTAAAATATCACTTTCCAAATTCAATCAGTTATGAAGACATCACAAAGACAGATTTCACTATTCACAGAGGCAGAATTGACATCCTTACAGGGGGATTCCCCTGCCAGCCATACTCAATGGCAGGCAAGCGACTTGGAAAAGAAGATGAGCGACACCTTTGGCCGGAGATGCTTAGAGCGATTCGAGAAATTCAGCCGCGTTGGGTTGTGGGCGAAAACGTTCTCGGCCTTGTTAATTGGTCAGGAGGGTTGGTCTTCCACGAGGTGCAGGCTGATTTGGAAGCTGAAGGGTACGAAGTTCAACCGTATGTACTTCCAGCTTGTGCCGTCAACGCACCGCACCGAAGAGACAGAGTTTGGTTTGTTGCCTACTGTAACGAGTCATCAACAGAATACACAATTCAAACAAGGAGGAACTTGTCTACAA